GTGGACATCCGCGCCATGCAAACTTGCGACATCGCAGTGAAACATGCCGCATCGTTCGCCGCGATCACCGACATCATCGCTTAACCCTGTTGTTATCTTATGGGGCCGGTCTTCCGGCCCTTTCTGCTATGGCTCGTTTTAGAGTTCGCGCTGAATTTTTTGTTCACATGAATGGTCAAGTGTTTGCATCTGGCGCCAAAATAGATCTTACCCCAGAGCAATTTGAGCTAGTAGCTCATCAAGTCGAATCATTGCCTGAATCCAAGCCGGCTCGCAAGCCTACTACCACCTGATGGCTTTCACCGAGGATCCCACTATTTTCCTCGACCTTAATGGCTTTGGTGTCCCTGTGGTCGCCGGAGCCGTTTCTGGTGCAGGCATCCTTGATCAAAACAGTGAGCTGATCCTGGGTGGCGATGTTGTCATGATTGACTACCTACTAACAATCCTTACCAGCCAATTTGGCAACCTTGCCTATGGTGATTCCATTACCATTGATGGCTCTGTTTACAAGGTTGAGCATGAGCCAATGCGAATTGATGACGGCACATTTTCAAGGATTCCGCTGATGAAGACGCTACAGCAATCCCTGACAGCGGTCTTCACGTTTGACGTTTTTCAAGCCGGGGTGTTTACAGCATGACTATCGCCAATCTGATACGGCGCCTTGTTGTCAACCGACCGCTAACAGCTGCCGATCATGACGGCAATCTAGACGCGATCGAAGCTGCGGTTGACACCAAGGCGGCTACCGCCAGCCTTTCCACCGTCGCCACCAGCGGCCTCTACGGCGACCTCACCGACCTTCCCACCCTCGGCACCGCAGCATCCCGCAACGTGCCCGCCACAGGCGACGCCAGCGCGACTCAGGTGGTGCTGGGAGACGACAGCAGGCTGAGCAACGCCCGCGAGTGGGGCGCCAGCACCGTCACCCAGGCCGAGGCCGTGGCCGGCACATCAATCAGCCGCCTGGCATTTACGCCCCAGCGCGTGTTCCAGGCCGCCGCCGCATGGTGGCAGGCCAATTCCTCGGCGGTGGGCCGTGCCCTGGCTACTGCCGCCACCCAGGCTGACGGGAGGACGGCCCTGGGACTGGGGTCGGCGGCAACTGCGGCCACTAATGATTTTGCTGCGGCATCTCACTCCCAGGCTTGGTCAACCATCACCGGCACGCCTACGAACGTGGCTGGGTATGGCATTACCGACGCTCTGAGCACCGGCACTGCAGCGTCCACCTATCAGCCCCTGAGCGCCAATCTGACGGCACTGGGGGCCAACGGCACTAGCTACTACCTATCCCGCGCCAACCACACCGGCACGCAGTCGGCCAACACGATCACGGGCCTGGCTGCCGTCGCCACCACCGGCGCCTATGGCGATCTATCTGGCCGCCCCACGGCATTTGATCCTGCATCGCCTGACCCAATCGGCGGCACCACTCCAGCCGCTGGGAACTTCACCGCCCTGGGGGCTTCCTCCTCCCTGCTACTGCCCGCTGCCGCCCCTGGCACCCCGGCAGCCGGCCACGTTTATCGGGTCGTCAATCAGCTCCGTTACCGAGATTCCACGGCCACTGAGCAGGTTCTGCTCTATGGCGCGGGTAATCTGTCAAACCTTGCCGACGCCGCAGCGGCACGAACCAATTTGGGCCTTGGCACGCTGGCTGTGGCTGGGGCAGGCGGAGGGCTCTCAATTCAATCGGGGACGCTGGTGCCCATCGATCACATCCCTCTTGTATGTACAAATAATGATGAAACCGGAACTACCGGAAGCAATAGGGCAGAAAAAAGGATTCACCGTGCTTTTACGGTAATTGGCTGCTATTGGGAGTGCGCCACAACTGGCAGCACTTCTAGCCAGGCCATGCCCTACCTACGGCCTAGCAGCACTGGCACCAAGGCCAGCCTGTTAACGGGAAACGCAGTTCTTGCTGCCTTAGCCGGTTACATCGATGTCTCTGCAAATCTTACCGGCACGCTTACTGGTGTCGCCGGTGATTCTGTCGGCGTCGATCTAAACGCCGTTGGCACCGGCGCCAAGGGCCACATCCTCACCATTGTCGTTCGCTATTCCTGAACATGACCACAACCGCCATCAATCCAGCCACCGGCGTCGAGTATTACAGCGACGGCCCTTTCGAGGGTAACAGCGTTAAACGCTATGTCGCCGTCACCGATAGCCAGGTCCGCAACCCTAACGGTGGGCAGTGGCCATTCAATCAAGGGGCGGTTCATGATGAACCAGTGGACTATTTTGAACTGGTTCCATTCCAGGAGGTTCCTTTTGATGAAAGAATTTTCCGAGTTGACGATACAAAATCCGGCTGGAACCTTATCCCTTTCACACCAAAACCCCTTGCAGGCAGGCCTCAAGGTAAGTACGTCCGCACCGAAGTCATCAAGCGCCGCAGCATGGATGAGTTGCGCACGCTGGTTTATGGCTATTACCAAAACGCTAATAATTCACTATGGCCTCAGGAAAGTGGCTATGACCAAAAGCTTGCCTATGCCCGCGAGCAGGTCGAGAAAGGGAATCGGCTGGCACAATTCAACGATCTGATTGCTCGCCATTCCGCACTGCTGGCGGCATCGTTTGAAAACGACGCCAGGTTGAAGCAGCTCAACGCAGAGATCATCGCCGCTGGCGAATCTGGCCCAATTGACTTCAACCCGGAGGAGGGATGGGTAACCGGCATCTAACTCCACCCTGGATCACCCCCGCCAGGGGGGCACCTAATCGAGCCATGCAGATCATCTACCGCCGCCGCGTTTCCGCCGGATACACCCCGACCGACACCGACGCCATCGCCTACCTATCGGCGCTGGCAACGGCGGATGGTGCGACGCCTGGCGCCATCGTGCAGCAGGCAGTGGACACCTATTTTCAGGGGCTGAAGTCAAACAGCCTCTGGACACTGGTCAATCAGATTTACCTCTTCTGCGGTCCAATTACGCTGGCTGGTGCGTTGACGCCTGCCAAGGGATCTAGCCCAACAAATAATGGGTTTGGCTCTGGTGATTACAGCCAAAAACTAGGACTACCAGGCAATGGAACATCTAAGTATTTAAACATCAATACACCATCAAATACAATTAACTCAACATCCCATCACTTTTCAGTCACTTGTAGCGGTGGCATGGAAACCAGCGGCGACCACATTGCCGTTGGTTCGTTCAACGGTAGCGCTAGTGGCAGCCTGCTAGCCTTGGATATATATGCGCCAGGTAATGGCAGATTATTTCGCTCTGGTACATATAATTCAGGCCAATTTCCACTTTTATCCACCGGGCTAGGCACCAGTGGCTATGTATGCGGTTCTAGGACCGCAAGCAATGCTGCATTTATCGACTACAACGGTGCAACAGCAAGCAATACTACTAGCCTTTCCCCATCATTTATTGCAGGCTCACTATATCTCTATGCGCTTAACAATAACGGCACCGCAGGGGCATTCTCCGCAATGTCTCTCCAGATCTTTACCAGAGGAGCCGGTCTTACCACTGCCCAGTCTGCCACCCTGCGCAGCCTGAACAATTCATATATTGCCGCCATTTCGGCAATCTAAAATGGATCTATCAGCTCTTCAAAGGATTGCCATGGGACCCGAAGCCGCCATTGCCCTTGCTGCATTGGCCACTGCAATTTGCGGAAGTGGCGTCAAAGCTCTTTATCAAATCGCCAAGGGCCTGGGAAGCTTTGAAGCCCGTATCGGAATCTGGATCGAGCACTCCGAAAGACGGTTCAATCATCTGGAAAAAATTACCGAAGAGCATGACGATCGGCTACGGCAGGGGAAACTGTGAGCAAATACCTAGGCGCCTGTTTGCTGTTTGCTGGCCTCTGCCTGCTCTCTGGCGCGGGTGTTGGTGTGGCCGACTGGGCCGCGTGCCTGCGTGGCCACGGTGGTGCAGCCTGCCGGGCCCCCAGGTCCGAGGCCATGGCAGCCCTCAGTGGCGCCGCAAACGTGGCCCTTGGTGTGGCCCTGCAGGATAGGGGGTCGCTCTAAACAGGCTGGGCGTGAAAAGCCTCTAGCAACTCGTCCTGCCAGGGATCAAGATCCTCCGCCGTCGTGTCCGACCGGGCAATGATGATCGGCTCGAAATTGACGATCTCGGCTTTGGTGCTGCTGATCATTTTGACCGTCACGCCGACGATGCCGCGATGGATGCACGCGGCTGAAAACATGGTGCCCCCTGGCAGCAGATCAAAAGCACGTCCCATGATCCCAAGGCGCCGCGTGCCTTTCAACGGAAAAACCCGCTCCAGGTCCCAGGAGATAGCGGCTGTTGGCACGGCGGCGGCTGGTGTTGCGTCAGCTTGCCGGGAAACCTGGGGCAGCATGAACTGATCAATGGCCCCTTCGATTCGGCTTGATGCGGCGGCACTGGCTACCACCACCCCAATCCTTCCGCACCAACAGGCGGCCTGGAACTGGCTCCAGGAACAGCTGACGGCACCCCAGGTGTCGGAATTTGCGGAACTGTTTAGGGCTGACCCTCCGGCCAAGCAAGCCCCCGCCAGGCCATCCTCAAACCCCCTCAGTGGCTTCCCGTATTTTCCGCAACTGGACAACGGCCCCG